CATGCGGCTGCTTCAATTAGCCTTTGCCATCGTTCGCTGTTGTCGGGGGTGTCGTCCCCTTCGCTTCCCCCTCTGTTGGTCGGGGTAATGCGTTGCTGATAGCGGTAATAATTTGCGGTAACGTTTCCATCGTTACCAGTTCGGCCACCTCATCGACGTTCAAGAGCAGCGGCGTTTTTGCGATATTGCCACCAGCGACAAGGGCGCAAAATGTCATTTTTGCAAAGAACCCGATTTTTACGCGGCTCATATTTACCTCGCCTGTTGCGTTGTCGTATGCCAGCGCGTCCACGAAGTCGCCAAACCCGCTGCGTCCGGTTAAATCCTCATACCTCATAAATGCGGCGTTACTGAAAGATACCGGGTATTGTTTTTCACCTAATGCAATGTAATTTATCATTTTGCTGTTTTGTTTTGGTGACGCGACAAATGCCGCGCCACCTTATTTTTTTTCTACTAAGATACCGTCGCGCTCGTTGGTTCGCCAACCCCCATAAAGGTAAATGAATACGTCGAGTTTTCATCTGTCCCAGGGCTTGTTGCCTCCAAAGAGGTTAACAGGCCAGTACCCGAATAGATGGTGTCTCCCGTAACCGTGCTGCCCCATTTTACTGAGGCGGTCGCACCTGTGGTAATTAGGGTATAAAGGTCGTCGTATGTGTACGTTCCATCAAAGGAAAATAGCGCACTACCTGACATCTCCCACGATGCGGACGCGGCCAATACATTACTCCATCCGCCGGAATCTTTGCAGGTGGTGTCCCGTGTATTGCGGGTAATACTGAATGTTGCATCGGTAAGGCAACTAACCGTTACCGTTCCAACTTTGATAACCAATAGTCGGCTATTTACTATGCCTGTTGTTGCCATGATACTATTTTATTTATTTGTGAACGTTCTTTTTATCTTCGCTTTTGGCTGCAAGTGAAGTACCTGCAAACGTGTCTTTTAGTGCTGTTTTTGGGGCTGAATACGCGGCCGCCTGTTCTTCGGTGACGGGCTGGCAGCTACCAGGTGCAAAAATATCTTTACGGCAAATAGTGAACGCGGCTACCTGTTGAAGTGTACCGTCTTGCACCAGCGGTGCGGCGTCTCCTTCGGACATACGGCAAACCGCGCCCGGCGCAAATGTTTTGCCGCTGCCTGTGTCTGTCCATGATTTTAGAAATTTATATCTGTCGCTCATATATTTTGCTTTTTACATTACTTTTAATTCGCCTTCTGGTATTGCGTTGTTTGCGGCAAAAAGAAAACCATCAGAAGGTACAAATTTTACGCGGTAATGCTCCGGCGTTGTGTATCTTTCGCCGTTAGGAGCAATACCAGACCGCTCTTTTACTTTTTTGAGTTTCAAAACGCCCAAGCCGTTTATTTCAACGCGCTTTGCGTCGTTTGTTGCTGTTTGTTCCGCCATAACGGTAAAAGCGTTTTGAAGCACTTCTTTTACGTCGCTTTTTAACAGCCCTGTATTGTCAGCGACAACGGCGATTAATTCAGATAAATTAAATTCTTGCATATCGTTTTAGTTTCTAATCCACCACATCGCGGCGGATTTGGTTAATGATGAAACGGCAAAACCGATTGCAAAATCTGCCACCGTATGCCATTTATTTGTATTTCTGTGGGTGTTAAGTCCGATAACAACCCCGCCTGATATGTAGCCGATTTTCCTAAGATCGTCGGCATGGTGGTAAAAATCAAAGGCTCCCATGTTTCGGTGTAGCGACGACTTAAATCCCTGTTCTGGGTCTCCGTTTTTGTAAACGCTTTTCCAGCTTTCAGATCCGAAGTAGCCTATTTTTTTTGCGTTGTATTTGCGCTCAAATGATTTTCTACCGTCAAACTCGTAGCCTTCGCATAGGCCGTCCGCTATGCCTCCTATCGCGCATAATGCCCAGCCTGTTATTTTTGTGAGCGTGATGCGGTAATCATTTCACCAGTGGTTTTTCCAAACTGTTCCATTCCATGTCTGCATTACGCCCGTACTGCCATCTGTAGCGGCGCAATCGGTACAAAATACATTCACGCCTTTGCCTACTGTAAGCGCATTCCTTGCAGTAGTTGTCATTGTATTATTAGAAGCAACCCATTTTACCCCATCCCATATAAGAATCTGCCCAACCGATGGCGCGTAAGAAGGTGTAGTAACAATAGCATGATAATCTATCCCATTCGCAAATTTTGCTTCATATTTTAGCGAGTCCGTATTATAACGGATCGCGTTAAGAGAGTTTCCGGAGGCGCCACGTTGAGCCGTAGTACCTCTCGGCATATTTAGGCCATCTGTCGAACCGGAAAAATCTACACCAAAATACAGATTGTTGGCATTCCCTAACCGTTTGGTGGCAAGGTCTATAGAAAAAGCATAATCTCCCGCCTTGTTAATATATTTAATAGGTACATCTTTACCCGCTGCTGCCGTCGACGGTCTGTAAGATAATTCATTACCATTCCATGAAATCTGTAAGTCTGTTCTCCCAGTTCCTCCTGTATTGACAGCCGTTGATTGCAGAAGTTGATAGATTGTAGGTCCAAAAAAGTTATACTGCGATCCATTGATATATGTATAGTCTGCTGATGGGGATGCGGCTGCACCGAATCTGGCTACTCCTGTGCAAGAGAAAGGGTCTCCACCTAAGTATGATCCTCCAACCGATACCCTATTGTTATCATATATTTGAAACATTATCGCTCCTGTACTATTTTTAATAGATACGATTTCATTCCCTGTATTAAGAGGGGATTTAATTGTTAGTAGCGTCTTTGCCGTATTTGCAGCGTTTGCCCCAATTACGACCTGATCTGTAAGATTTGCAGGGGTTAGTACCCTTAGTGTCCGCATCCAGTTTGACGCGGAAGCATTATATCCTGAAAAATAAGGATTTCTCTTTGTTACAAGATTTGAGGTATCGTTACTGAATACCCATTCGATTTGGTTGAACCCAGTATACGATGTTCCTGTAACACTTGTACTGCTAACAATCTTAATCCATACAGAATCCCATGCGAATTTCTGCCCACTAATAGGTAAAAATTGGTATTCGGTATTGGTTAATGTATAAGGTTTCCCTTGTATAGTTATATCAATAGGGCGTGAATATCCAGAAAACCCAGACGGAGAAATTGCCGTAGATATGTACGCACCTCGCAAAACAGGCAATTTTGCAGCCCTAAATATATAATTTGCCAAAGAATCATACCCAACTCGTGATGGGTGAACATCATCATAGATAAGTGAGTTCCCGTGTACATTATCACCAAATGAGGGGTCTCTCCACCAGCGATTATAGTCTACTACTGCCGCGCCATAGCTTTGCAGCGCCCCAGATGCAAAAAACTGATTAAGTGAATCAATTTTCCTTAATTGTAGCTGTGTAGCACTTTCTAAGCCTGGGCAATTAAGAAACACCGCGCTTATTTTATTGTCGCGTAATATCTGCGCCACCTTTTCAGCATTAGCAGATATTTCCGCAATTGTTTTACCCTGCGTTATATCATTAATCCCGCATATTACAAGGCATCCATTTGGCTTTCTTTGCAGCGTTTTAGAACCCCTGCCGTCTCCTACGTTTACTGTTTGATTAAGCACATCACGTCCAATTCGAGCAATTAAGTCTGGGAAATTTTGAGATCCAATTCCGTGGTTTATCCACCTCATGCCTGTAAGTTGGTTAAGTGTATAACCAATTGTCCCGTAGTTGTCCTGATAATTTACTGTGAAACCCGCTACATTCCCAACGTGAAGCCTACCGTGCTCAAATGGATGCCCTTCTGCTTGTGAATCCCCAAATATAACCCAAAAAGGAGCCGACACAGCTATACTGTCCCCCGTTGTACCATTTGCAAGCCATCCACCGTATTCAGTTGTCGCGCTACCCATAGGGGTAGTCGAGAAACGGTAAAACACGTTATCAACGGAGCCGAAACCGTAATTTGTAACAGATTCATTTGCGTTAAGTCCCCAACCAGGTTGTGTCTGATATATGCCAGGTAGTCTGTAGTTGTCATATACATAAGAACTACCCACTACAGAGGGCACCACCACCGAACCGCCCCCATCTGAAAGCGAAATAGTATCGCCTGAAATAGAAAGCGTTTGCAGCTCGTTGGTAACACTACCGTCCACCTCTGTCCCTGTTACGGTGAAGTTTGGATAAGTGCCTGTTATTGCATTAATCCCGGCCCCGGTGATACCAACCACCTGATCGGGCGCGGTATTCGTTATTACACTACCTGTTATATCTATGCCATCCCCAGCCGTGTAATTTCCCCCGCAATTAAGGCACAACCAAGCCGAACCCGTGTACTTGTATAGTTCCGGCCCGTGACCGTTTTGGGCTTCTGTGCAATTATTTAAAACAAGACGGCTTTGCGCTTTCCCAGGCGTGTATGCTGGTGCGGCACAACCGGAAATATCCTGAACGCGGTCACCTGACCAACGCCATCCGCCCGGCGTAGCGTATTCGTACCATTTACTTGTTACCGTGTCAATGGCAACACGCGCCGATTTTGACGGCGGCACAAATGTAGGTACTCCGTTTGTGTACGAAATACCCGCACCGTAAACGATGTTATTTTGCGCCACGCATTTAGCATGAAGCAGCAAAACCGAAATAATGAATATAAAAATCGCTTTTCTCATGGTGCAATTGATACTACTGTCCCGCCCTTCATTCCGTAAAAATTATTAGTCGAAAGGCGGTAAATGTCATTTACTTGTAATCCTGCTGCAATTGCCTCATCATCCGAGGCGAAGTACTGCAAATTTGTATAAGTTTGGCCGGTCAATCCGTCCCGTTTTATTCGTACTGTGTAGGTGCTGACGCTCACATAAAGCATAGAATCAGGCTCTATGCCCTGCTGCGTAGATTCGTACCTTATGCCGTCAATTGCGGTGACTTCGCTCATGAAAGTAACGTCGCCCCTAAATTGGTCTATTGCAATTCTCATTGTTTCGTCGCCAGTCGCACACGCTTCAAATGTTTGAGCGTACACCCTTGATTCAACTACCACGTTATCCACTTTCGATGTTCCCGTTTTGGTCGGGGCTGGATTGTTTCCCGTAACCGTCAAAACTACAAGCGGATAAGATGAAGTTTGCGGGGCCACAACCGGAAAAACCCGATCACCAAAAACATCAAAAGCGTCTGAATAGTCCGCAATTATTTTTCTAAGTGGCCCCTGTATGTTCATTTTTTAAGTCGCTTTATTTTCTTTTTTAGGTTGTTCACAATTAGTATTTTTGTAGGCTCTTTCATTCGCGCCCAAGTCGGTCCAATAAACGGCCTCGCTGTCATATTTCGCGTTCCTTTCTCGACCATGTGGGCATAATATCCATCTGTTCTGCCATGCGGACCGAAATCGCCTGTCGCGTTGCCTTTTGCAAGTTTCGCCCCGACTGTTACCCGGTAATCCTGTTTTTTTAATGCAAGTACCGCAAATGATGCAGCTAAGTTGCCTGGAGCGTAAGTAGCAACGACCGTACCTTTACCGCGTCCGGCGCGTATCTTTTTGGATAGCTTAACCGTGCTGTATCGCTTATGCACCTTCCGGCCATGCGGTGCCGCAATAAACAGCGCGTTAACGAGCGGCTTTGCGGATACTTTCAAGATGCGCGACGTGTCAGACTTCGCCTTTTTGCTTATTTCGCGTAACTCCCCGATTAATTGCGCAACCTCCTGCTGTGTACTATTCGACATTTACCGCTGTAATTTTTAGCCGATCATTGCGGCCAATTTGTGCAATATTGATAATATCGTAATTCTCGCCGTCGTAAACAATCCGATCTTTCACCGTTATATCAGTATCGCGTATCGTGAAATTAACGGGCGAAGTCGTAAGGTTTAACCCGTCCATAATTTGCTCATCCTGTCTTGAAATCGGATATTCTACCGCTGCCCAAACTGTCAAAAGGTCGGTAAAAACCTCCACCCGTTCGGCAAATGCGTTTTCTTCCAATTCGCGCCGCTGTATAGTAATTTCCCTATCCATAACCCCGATTTTTTCATTCTTATTCATATTTTAGACATTACTTTAAATGGCTGAATAAGATGATCGACCGCCGTAGGCAACTGCTTTACGCTGTCTGTGCGGTTTTCGTACATATCGGATAGCGTAAGCAACACCGCCACAATTAGCGGCTTTGGTATCGTTTCCGCTGTGTATCCGCTTGCATAAATTACCTTCATTTGCCAACCGTCCGGCCATCCATCGGGGGCGTAAATGCGCGGCCTGTTATAACCTGCGTCAATTACGCCGCCCGTGAATGTCGTAAAATCGGCGGGGGCCTCTACTGTATTATAAGACATCGAAGTAAGCGACGTAAGCGGCAAAGAAAGGTCCACGTATTGACCAAGCGCGGGCATGGCGTCGAAAATCTGCGTTACCGTTGACTCCAAAAGCGTAATGTGTGCATTTTCTTCTACCACTCGAATCGCAGCCCTTAGATACAATTCAATTAACGTATCCTCGCTGCTGTGGGTAACTCGCAGATGTTGCTTTGCTGTTGCGACTGTTACGGGCAAATCTGATGAATACGTCACCGAAACGCTTGTATCTAAGTACTTTGTCATTGTCTTTTATTTCGCTTTTCTGTGTGCTTATGTTGTTCCGGCGTTTCTGACCGTGCGGAAATATCGAGCGCGTGGCCACCTCTTACGAGGTCTTTTGCAACGGATTCCGGCATCTGGTCAGGAACGGAATACACCCCGCATCGGTAACAATATGTCGTACCTGCTGCGGGGCGTATCACTTTTACTGTCGTTATCACTACGACGCGGCGGTGATTAAGTGTTTCACGGCTGCGGTATCCATCAATTCACCATCCCAACGGCTGAAAGCGTAAAACGCTACTTCTCCAGTGGCCATGTGCAGCATATCGTTACGCATAACGGTCATATCCTTTACCATGCGGACGCGGTACTTGTCGAAATCGCCGAATAAAACCAGTTTGGAGGCGGCATTGATGCTGCTGTCCATGTCCTGGTTAATCCAGTAATTGAAACCATTTACCGTAGCTGGCGCGCCGTCGCGGAACGAAGGCTGCCAAACGCCCGCACCGCTTCCGGTATCGGCCAAAGATAGCTTTTTGATCGCTTTCAGCACAACGTCGTTGAACATATAGCCGGACGTGTTACGGCGGCGGTATGCAGGATCTACGCTGTGCTCCAGGTCGATAAGTTCGGCCAAAGTGATTGCGGTAGCTGAGGCGGCGGTTACGCCCAAAGTGGACGCTACAACGATACCATTAGGATCGCCGGATCCATCGCCCAATGTCAGGGTTTCGTTAGCAGCACGGCCAAAACTTTCCGCAAACGCTTCGCGCATTTCGCCCAAAATATCGAACTCGCTATCTTGCATCAACTCCCAAGAGAACTTCAGCGCGTCGGTGTATTTGTAGGCGTCCATCACCTTCTGCCCGTAGGTAATATCGTTGATCGCAATAGAGCCGCTTTCTGCTGTCTTGACCGCTTTACGGGCTGTCAGGTCTTTGGACGGGAATGTGATTTGCCCACCGCCAGCGGTAGAGAACACGCGCGCAACCTGCAAGACACCGGAGTAGTCTTTCATTGACGCGATAATCTCATTTTGCAGCAAAACAGGAACGAGGTATCCGCCCAAAGAGTTGGCGCCTACGATCTGCGTGTTTGTGCCACGCATTTCGACTTTGGCTTTGTTGAACTCGCGCTGCTCCTCGGTGGATAGCGAAGCGGTGCCGTACTTCATTGCCCGGCTGAAAATATCCAACTGGTTTTTGAGTTGGTCCTCGGACGGTTTGCGGCCTGTTTTTTCGCGCTGTTCGGTTTCTTCTGATTGCTCAAAAGCAAAAGCAGCGGCGCGTTTTTCGGCTTCCAGTACATCGCTTTCGCGTTTGTATTCTTTTTCAAGGCGAAGGCTGTCTGCCTGTGCGCGCTCGAATTTTTCGTCAAGCTCTTTTACCCGCGCCTCTGTAATGCCTTCTTCCTTCATATCTTTGAGGGCTTCACGCATAACAGCTACGGCGTTCGTATGCTGACGCTTCAGTTCATTTAACTGTTCTTGTGTCATTGTGTGTATTTATATTAGTGAACGCTCGGACGCGAGCAATTGTA